AGTGAATGATATGTTGAATGGAACGATAGATTACAATCAGGCTAGAGTGGCGATAGATGCATTGAAGTGGCAGTCAAGTAAGTTAGCACCGAAGAAGTATGGCGATGTTCATAGGATGGAAGTGAAGCATGAGGCTAGTTATTTGGATGCATTGAAGGAAGTGAGTAAGGTGGTAGATGGTGAGGAAAGTACACTAGATAACGCAATACGCACACGCAAGAAATCGGCAGAAACTAAGACAATTCAATAGGTCGTTACATAACTGACCTGACGAAACTTGTTGATATACAACGATTACAGCTAAGGTTAGCCACTTTGTTAGCCACTATTAATATTTATTTAAGAATTTTGCAGGGATATTTTATTTGACCCCCCCTTGATCACATGCGGGGGGTGGTGATGAATATATATACCCCTCTCAATTTCGGTACTGCGAGATTCCCCTTATCTTGCAGGGGTTAGGGGTGGGCATTGAGTAACGCAACTGAGACATTATTAAAATTACACAACGATCCAGTTCTATTCGTTGAAGCTATATTGAAAGCCACCCCCCAAAAGTGGCAGAGAGAAGCCTTAATAGGCATACGAGATAATGACAAAATATCGATAAAATCAGGTCATGGAGTTGGTAAGACGGCTTTCCAATCATGGCTTATTCTTTGGTGGATGTTAACTCACTACCCCTGCAAAATAGCAGTAACAGCCAACACCGCTCACCAATTAAGCGATGTATTATGGTCTGAGGTCGATAAGTGGTATAGACGGCTTCCTGAAGGCTTTAAGAGCCAGTTAGAGGTTAAGTCTGACAAGATTGCACTAAAGGGTGCTTCCGATAGCTTCTGTGTTGCACGAACGAGTAGAAGAGAAAACCCTGAAGCATTACAAGGCTTCCATAGCGAGAATATGTTGTTCATATGTGAAGAGGCTTCAGGTATTCCTGATGTTGTCTTTCAGGTTGGTGAAGGTGCTTTATCTACAGAAAACGCAAAGGTCGTAATGTGCGGAAACCCCACTAGATCTGATGGGTACTTCTATGAGAGTTTCCATTCGATGCGAGATAGATGGTTTAACATGACTGTCTCTTGTGAGGATGGCGAATATGTATCTGACAAGTTTTTGGAAGATATGAAGTCAAAATATGGTGAAGAAAGCAATATTTATAAGGTTCGTGTTTTAGGCGAATTTCCAACCCAATCTGACGATGTTTTATTACCTCTTCATTTAGTGGAAGGGGCAACTAAGCGAGATATTGAGGCATCCCCCATGACACCAGTTGTATGGGGTTTGGATGTTGCGAGATATGGGAATGATAGATCTGCCTTAGCCAAAAGGCGAGGTCAGGAGTTACTAGAGCCGATTAAGACATGGTCGCAAAAAGATTTAATGGAGATGGCAGGGATTATCCTGACTGAGTATGAAGCGGTTCGATATAATGACCGCCCCACAGCTATTTATATTGATGCTATTGGGATAGGTGCAGGACTTGCTGATAGACTGAAGGAATTAGGATTGCCTTCTATATCGATTGCTGTTTCTGAGAGTGCTTCACTGAAGGACAAGTTCACAAGATTAAGGGATGAATTATTTTGGAATTGTCGTGAGTGGTTTGAGGGCAGGGATGTTCACATACCGCAGGATGATAGTTTGATTCAAGAGATTACTGGTATTCGTTACAAATATCTTTCTACTGGCAAATTAAAAATTGAGAGCAAGGATGAGATGAAACGCAGGGGGCAGAGATCACCTGACGTTGCCGATGCTTTTGTTTTGACGTTTGCTGAAAATGGATCGATTGCAAGTGGAGCAATGAGCAGATGGAACAGTCGGAAACCCCTGAAGGCGAACAATGCGTGGATAATATAGTTAAATTTCCGAAAAAAACCGAAAAAGTTACGTTTATTCCGAAAGATAAGGAAGAGGACTTTGGGTATGCATTGGAGATGTTCTGCACTATGGCGAATGGTGTTCATATCTCATTGGATCTTAGTTGGCAGGATATAATGATTGCGATGACAGTTGCGACTGCAAATTGTGGTGCAAAGGCGGATTTGTCTGAGGGTCAGTTTATTGAGTATTTAAAGAGAATAGAAGCAGGCGAGTTTAATGAGTGATCCAAAATTAAAAAAATTAGGATTGACAAAGTATAATCAGCCTAAACGCACCCCCAATCATAAGACTAAGTCTCATGTGGTTGTTGCCAAAGTTGGAGACACAACAAAGACGATTAGATTTGGTCAGCAGGGTGTAACTGGTGCAGGCGGTAATCCAAAGACGAAAGCGGATAAGGCAAGGAAGAAGAGTTACTATGCGAGGCATAATGCTCAAGATCCTAATCCATCAAAGTTGTCTGCAAGGTATTGGTCACATAAGACGAAGTGGGCTTAGATATGCAACAAGGTTTATTATCAGGATATAATCCTTCAGATGCACTCCCTGCCCCTCGCTATACTGGAATGTTACTCCCTATTGAGAGGGATATGTATGGCAATAAGGGCAACTTTGAGATGGCAGTTCCTCAGTTTTTGCAGGATGCCTACAGCGGAATAAATAAGTTTGGTAAGGTATTTAGAGGCGAATTAAGTCCTCAAGAAATACAGCAACTAGCTTTTGATACGTCAATGAACGTAACTGGTGGATCTTTATTAGGATCGAGATTGTTGCCAAATGCAGTTCCTTCAGGGGGCATTTTGGGTATGGGTGTTTCTAAAGGTTCAAAACAAGTAAAAGACCCATTAATAGTACAACATAATATTAATGAAACAGCATTATTAGAAAGTGATAGATTAGGCGGTTTTCCAGTACCATCTTTGGCTGTTAGTAAAGTTGATAATCCATTATTAGGTTTTGGGGATGTTACATTAGTTGGCAATCCAAATATGGCAAAGCCTTCAGGTTCTAATCCAGTTTATAGGGCAGATGCTTATACAACTCGTAGACCAAATCCTGAAATTGAAGTAAATCAAAAAGCAGAAGATTTTGCTGAGAACAATGTAACCAATGTATTTAAAGACATTCCAAAAGGCAGTAATGTTGCTGAATTAGATGGTTACAATGTAAATCAATCTATAGCTGAAGATTTGTATAGAGGTTTTGAAGGTAATTATTCGAATATTCCTTTAAGAGCAAAATACATGATTGACAAAGGGTTGTTAGATCCGAAGCAATTTGAGACACAATATGACATTAGAAATTTTGTTAGAAGCAATTTTGCGGAAACTGAAGATTATACAGATTACATAACAAAACTTAAAAAAGACATGATTGCTTCAGGTGGCAATGCAAAAGAAAGATTGTTTGTTGATTATACTAAAAATGGCAGAAAATACCTTCCTGCTACATTAGAAAATTATGTAAAAATAATGAAGAAAAGAAGAGGTGCAGGAGAAGAAACAACATTTCCTTCTATGGGTGCTTTAAGAGCAAAGCTAACACCTAAATTCAAAAATATTACTGAAGTAAAATCTGAAAGAAATAGGGTTGTTAATAAGGAAAAGTTTGAAGAAGTAAAAAATCAAGTCAATTTAGATTATGAAGATTTATTATCAGATTTAAGCAAAAAACTTCCTGAAAAAACAGATGGGCGAACTTTTGATGAATTGTTTCAAGATTTGATTTTAAACAGATTAGGAAGCCATCCTTATTCAAAGCCATTTGAGCCATATATTGATGATGCGATTAAAAAGTCTGCTTCTGAATTAAGAGAAAAATTAAAATCAATACCTACTGAATATTTTGAAGTAAAGCCTCAAAGGGGTGTTGGGATTGAGGAGTTTGAGGGTGCAATAATTCCTGACAACTCACTTAAATCAACTGAAGAGATACTCAAAAGGCGAGGCATAAATAAAATATTTAAATATGGATCTGATGAGGAAAGAAAAGAACTTATGAAAAGATTTCCTGAATTAATGTTTTCAGTAGGCGGTTTAGGCTTGCTTGGCATTGGTTCAGGTGAAGAAGAGCCAGTCTCATTATTATAAAAGGGGAACGATATGCAACATTGTAATGTTTGCACTTACGAGTGGAAGTGTACTGCTCGTGTTAAGTGTTTATTGGGTAAAATTAAGCCTGAAGAAGTTCAGGTTGAAATGCCTAAGTCTATTCCAGTTAAGACAACTAGAGGATTTACTATGAGCCAAAATAACGTAGTGCCTCTTAAAACTAAAAAAAGAGGAAGGAAGAAAAAGGATGCCTAATATCGGTGGAAAAAAATTCCCTTACACAAAAGAGGGTATGAAAAAAGCTAGTCTTTACAAGACGAAAACTAAAAAGAAAACCACAAATAAAAAGAAATCTAAATGATTGTTAGACTTTACCGCAGACCAAAAAAAGAAAGTCCAATATTAGAATTGGCAACTTGTAATGGTTGCGTAACTCCTAAACTATGCAAAAGAAGTGGAAAATGTGATGTCCATGACGAAATCCAAAAAGAACGCACCAATTTGGAAAAAGAAAAGACCGAAATCATTGAAAAAATCCACCCCCCTATCCAAAAACCAAATCGCCTCAGCCAAAGTAAGAGCCAAAAAAGCAGGAAGAAAATATCCTAATTTAGTGGACAATATGGCTGTCGCAAGGAAGAAAACATAATGGCAAAAATGACAGATGAAAGATTGGGATCGATTATCCAATCTGAAATTACCGAAAGCCAAAATCATTTTGAGACAGAATATTCTGCGGATCGTTTAAAGGCTATTGACTATTATTTGGGTGAGCCATTTGGCAATGAGATAGAAGGCAGAAGTTCTGTTGTATCGACTGACTTTGCTGATGCAGTTGAACAGATCATGCCATCGCTAATGCGTATTTTTACCAGTTCAGATAAGTATGTCAGGTATGCTCCAAGAACTGCTGAGGATGTTGAACGTGCCGAACAGCTAACAGATTACGTTAATTATATAATCAACAACGACAATGATGGTTATAGAATTATGTATAACTGGTTCAAAGATAGCCTGATGTTTAAATTAGGTGTTGTTAAGTATTGTTGGGATGAAACATCTACAGTTCAGGAAGAAGAATATGAAGGCTTAACTGAAGAAGAGTTAGCTTTATTATTAGCTAATCCTGATATTGAGGTTATTGAAAGACAAGAAAATTTTGTGACTGCCATCAATGAATTGGGCGAAGAAATGCAAGTCGTACAAGATTATGACTTGAAAGTTAAGATAACAAAAAAATCAGGAAAAATAAAAATTGAGAATGTACCGCCTGAAGAGTTCTTATTTAATCGCAGGGCAAAGTCTTTAGAAGATTGTTACTTCTTATGTCATAAGACAACTATGTCAGTAAGTGATTTAGTATCTATGGGATATGACAGAAAACTTATTGAAGATAATGCAGGATTAATTGATGGCGATATAGATGAAGAAAGACAAAAAAGGTTTGAAGATCTAGAAAGTCAGTCAGGCACAGATCCAGTAGATCCATCTCAGCATGAAGTCGTAGTCCACGATATAACAATGAAGGTTGACTATGATGACGATGGGGTCGCAGAGATGCGAAGGATATTATCTATCGGTGATGGCGGAGATGTTATTCTAGAAAACGAAGTATGCGATTACATACCTTTTGCAGTTATATCTCCAATATTGATGCCACATAGATTAGTTGGAAGATCATTATTCGATTTAACTGAAGATTTGCAGACAATTAAATCAACTTTATTAAGACAATATCTTGACAGTACATATCACTCAGTATTGCCGAGAATGGTGGCTGTTGAAGGTCAGGTTAATCTTGATGATTTATTGGATGGAACAGCAGGCGGAATTATCAGGACAAGACAAGCAGGGGCAGTTCAGCCTTTAACTGGTCAGGGTATCGGATCAGAAGTACAGCCATTGATGCAGTATTTGGATCAAATCAAGACTTCAAGAACTGGTATTAGCGAGGCTAGTCAGGGATTAGATCCTTCAGTCTTGCAAAGCACAACCGCTTCGGCTGTAAGTGCGACTGTCAGAGGCTCTCAGCAAAAGTTAGAAAGTTACGCAAGAACAATAGCTGAAACTGGTGTTAAGGATTTATTCAAAGGCATACTTCATCTTGTTAGCACATATCAGCAACAAGAAAGGATAGTTAGATTAAGAAATGAGTTTATCGCAGTAGATCCGCAGGAAGGATCTAGCGGTTTTGATGTAATTGTAAATGTAGGATTAGGAACAGCCGATGACGAACAAAAAATCAGTTTTCTCCAAGCTATTGCACAAAAGCAAGAAACTATCTTGCAAACTTTGGGAGCAGATAACCCAATTTGCAGTTTACCTCAATACGTTAATACCTTACGACAAATTACCGAAATTGGCGGATTTAAAGATGCAAATCAGTTCTTTAATGCACCTCAAGCTGTGCAGATGCAAATGCAAATGCAACAACAGCAAAAGCAAGGGCAAGGAAATCCAGTAGCACAAGCTGAGATGCAAAAGGCTCAGGCTGAGATTGAAGCAAAGAAAATGAAACTAGAAGCAGACATTGCACTAGCTAGAGAAAAGGCGAGTGCTGACATTCAGCTTGCAAGAGAAAAGATGCAGGCAGAATTAGAAATGCGTAGACAAGAACTAAGTATGGAAGCCGAGTTAAGGGTAGCTAAGGCGGTAACAGATGCAGAAATCTCAACCAATTTACCGAGAGCATAATTACTTAGGAGACATTTTATTTTTGGTGGCACACTCACAAATGCACCATCACTTTAAAATGCACAAAGTAAAAAAAATTTTTATTCCGCCAGTTAAGTTGGGGCAGTACCGAATATTTTATATGAACTCAAAGCCAAGTGCTGTTTGTACTTGGGCATGGGTATCAGATGAGATTTTGCACAAGTTGCAGAATGAGGGTTACTTGATTCAACCTGAAGATTGGCAGTCAGGTAAAAATTTATGGCTTGCAGATTGGATAAGTCCTTTTGGAAGAACTAGAGAGATGGTTCGATCTATGAGGGATTTTATAACCAGTAACTTTGGAACAAGTTTAAAATGTCAATGGTACAGACCATCAAAAAGGAAAAAAGGTTATGCGTTTTCAAATAAAGAAAATACTTGAAGGATATGATCCTGCCGACTTAATGGAGCAGTCTATGTATTGCTTTGGATCTGACGATAGCGGTGGTGGTGGAGACAGTAGTTCTATGGGTATGGATGACGATGTTTCTGCTCAAGCTAGTGTAACCGACACTTCAAGTAATAATGACAATTCAAGTGATCAAAACAACTTTAATAACACCACTAATTTTAGTTATCCAAACGCACAAAATTATAGTGTTCAGCAAATAGATCCATATGACATACAGCAAACTCAAGCACAAAACTTTGCTCAGAATATTGGATTGGCTACAATGGCAAACGCAAATCTATCTCCTGAAGCAATGGCATCTATTGGTACAACTGGATATTCACCTAATAGTGTTACTGGTTTTTTCAATCCGACTGATGTAAGCGATTTTACAAATGCAAGTCAGATGCAGTCTATGTCAAATATAAATAATATGGCAAAAAATGGTATGTTTCCAAATGTTCCTTCTGTTGTATCAGGACTGTTAAATGCTGTAAGCAAAATGAATGCTAACAATACTATTGACAACGTCAATATGGGCTACACTCCTACTTACTCAGGCGGTCAGGTTGATGGCACTACTGGATATGGAATAGGTATGGGAAGTCCTGATGGTGCTGTTCAAGGATACGATGTTTTTTCTAATAATTCTCCTTCAGAAAACAGTTTTGGGGGGAATGACATTGGTGGTGGGGAAAGTGATCCTCTAGTAGTTCAGGCAACAAGAAATCCAGTTAGCGGACAGCCAGTTTGTCCTGATGGCTATAGATATGACGATGACTTGCAGGCTTGCAGATTAGATACATCTAGTCCAAATAGATCAATGAATAACAATCCATTTCCTTCAGGAGATGCTTATTATAGGGCAACAAGTTTGGATCAAGCACCAGTAAACGCACCTTCAGGATTTGACTTTAATTCTGCTAATCAAAATTTTGTAAATAACTTTGCATACCGCCCTGCTAACTTCACAAACCAAATGGGATTAAGTGGATTTACTCCATTTAGAAGATCGTAATGCAAGAAGGTACAGCAAGAGAAGAATTAGAAAAAGGTAACAAAGCTGATATTTTATTAAAAAATCCAGTTTTTTTAGAAATTTTTGAAGGCTTAGAAAACCAGTTTTTAGATGCGTGGAAGAACTCATCTCTAAAAGATGCAGAGGAAAGAGAACGTATTTACTATCTTTACCAATCTTTGAAGGCACT